ACTCTAACAGTACTTTTGGCTTTGGTCTTGACACTATGCGTACCTCAGTAATATACGCATATATTTATCCTATTTCGTGTCGAAGCCACCGCCGTCTAGCTGAACAGTAACTACTTCTGTATCTTGACTGTTTTTAAGAGCATTGTACATTGTTTCATAGTCTTGATTTATTTTATCCATCATTTCAGCAAGTGCCATGTTAAGCAATCTTGCCTGCTGAATGGTCATTTTGATTTCTTTTTGTTGATTCAATTCGGCAGCTCTAAGCGACTGTATAAATTGAGTAATAGGAGTTAGATTAATCTGATTTTGCATTGGCCAATACCGTTTTCATCTCAAACTCTGATTTAAAAGGACCCTTGTAATCATTTCTTTCTAGTGTAATTACCTTGGGACAGAATGATTTGACCCATCCTTTATTGAATTTAATTGTATAGTAACCTGCACAATATAAACTCTTACTGGCATTACTTTTTGTATATAGTGGTAGCTTACGCCTTACATCATACATTGCATTGTATGGATTACTACTGGTCGGAAACCCGTGACACTCGTAAACATCGGGTTGCGTAACCTTAACTCTTGTACCAGTAACAAAGAAGTCCTCTCCGAACTGTTTAGTAAGGTCTTGTTTTTTATTAAACATCACTTCTCCGTTGGTACTACTCAAAATAAATTTATTATTTTCTTTTTTGTGTAGCGTGGCAATCTTAGCACCGTCTTTCTCTACAATCCAAAATTTGCCATCTACAATGGGCTTTGCATGTATTTCTGTCATTATACCTGTTCCTTTACTAGTTCTTGAGATGCTACTATTCTATCTAATGATGTAACTGGATCCCATTCTTTACAATACTTTGCACGATTAGCACGACCTTCTTTAGTGTCCGGATCGTAATCAATTCCTGAAAACTCTATTCCATCACACTCGGGACAATGATCATTGTAGTCGTCATCTGTTCGACGGTCTCCGCTTTTGCCAATCCAACCGCATGCTTTGTTGTCACACATAACATCCACTGGCTCGGGTGGCTGATTAACCCAACTACTGGTATCCCAGTTATAGCCTGACCAATTAACAATTTCTCCAGTGATCGGATTAAATTTACCATATTCCCATTCACCGAACTGTTCACCGTCCCAGTATGCTGATCCATATGTCGTACCAAAGTGTTTCCATGTACAACTGTAGTATCCAGGGAGTGTAGGCTTAACTTTACTAAACTTAAATGTCTCAGTCTTTTCCCAAGTGCTCGGGCTTGTACCATACTCAGGATGACCCCAATCTTTTTCTTCTGGATTGTAAGTTTCCCAGGTGTTGCTGTCTTGAACTAGATACATTCCAAAGTCGCTACTCTTACCGTTAGTGCTACCACCAAAGTTATCAATATCCTCACCGTCATATTCGACACTATTGACTAGTTCCTCACCATCGATCTCATCGTAGCCTAGAACTAATTTTTCAATATCAAACGGCATTTTTAGTTCAATCTCGCCTTCAAAGAATGTACCCTTTTCGTTACTACTACCAACAAACACTACAGTACCTGCAGGCTTACTACCGATCCACGCTTCGTCATTACAAGACCATTCTGGCTCACCATCACAGCCGCCACCGATAATAGCATCTAATGATTTTTCAAATACTACATTACCGTTTTCGTCTTCAATTTGTAGTGTGCCAGCATCTCGGCTAACGCCGTTAGTATGTGCCATATTATCACACTCATACCAACTACCGGGAGGGAATGGCAACATATCAATATCGAGATTCATTTCGTCTTGAACAGTTTCTTCGTCACTCCAAGCAATGTCCTGAAGATTAACTTGATTTTTCATACAGTAATCCCACACGTCACGTTCTACAGTGCCCATAACTTTTTCGCCGCCGTAACCCCACATACTAATTTTGTAGGTACGAGGAGTAAATTTGAGAATTTCAATTAATTCTTGCTTTTCTTCTTTAGTTGCCATTTGATTCTCCTTAATATGTATAGATGCGCATAGTGTAACTAGGATCATTGAATACTTTATCAGTGATTCTAATTTCTAATCTTGTCTTGCCTAAGTATGCTTTAATGTTGGCTAATGTATTATCTATAATAGATTTTATTTTCATAGATTTTTTTGTAAATTCGCAGTTCTCTTCAGAAAATATTAATTCTCTATTGCTAACCTTAAAGCCGGCTAGTGAGCAGTTAAGATTCTCATCTCTAAAGATTGCCAACATATAATACTCATCAATTTCAGAAACTTTTTTCAACCAACCATTAACAAACAGATTCCACAATGATTGTTTATCTCTAACTTTAAAATATCCCGAAGCGTCTTCCTGAGAAGTTAGTGGTTGATACATACTAGCTTCTGTCGTAGTTTTTTTAATAATTTGAATACTTTTAACATCGCATTTAATAGTATCGCTAATGCTAACATCGGCAATACCCTTACCGGCTCCGCACCACTCAGCGCCTGCAATACTATCAGCTACAGCATATTCCCATAACTCTTTACCCATACTCAGCGGTCTGCCTCTAGAAACATTTTTTCTATACGGTGCCAAATACAAATCCATTTCTGTTTGGAAGTTACTAACAAAGTCTTTGCCTATTAAAGTTTGTAACTCTAATACAGATACAGGGACTAAACAATATGACATTACTGTGCCTTAGGGTATTTTGCTTGGAACGGTTCAGCATACGATTGTATGTTGTCTGCAATCTTTTTCATATCCCATGCATTGCAAAATTTAAGCATACGGATACCGACTTGATCTACAGTTTTAGGTACTGCATTTGTTTCGATTGTTTCACGAATACATTGTTTAATGTCGTCGGGTTGTGCTGTCAAATCGCACAGGTGTACATTACGTAGATAATCTTCTAGCACACGATGCTCGACTCCATTATGGTCAACCCAACGTTGCAACATGAGATTGTTCCACGAGAATCCTTTGCTGTTACGATCTTCAAACGCCTCCATGAGACCTACTTTGTTTTTACTACCTTTAGTACGCACACCTGGATATGCCGAAAATACATTGTCGCTAGTGTCGCCACGCATACATTTTTCGAACAGCATCCATTCAGGGTCTTGTGCAGGCTTAGGTTCGCCTGTCTTTTTGTCTTTAACTGGTTTACCTTTAGCGTCAAATATTCCTTCGTGTGTGATATGTAAATCACCTACACCGTTATATTGACTAACAGTAGGACTTACTAACTGTGCAAAGTCGCCGTCTGTTGAGATAATAACGTGTTTTGCATCCGGATGACTCTGTATCCAACCTGCGATTAAATCATCTGCTTCTAAGCGAGGATGTTGTATTACAGTGGCGTTAGTCTTTTCTGTAATGAATTTTTTAAACTCGTCAAATGCTTCCCAGAACAACTTGTCTTCTTCTTGTTCTTTAACAGTCATTGCCGCACGAGTTTCTTGCCTATTAGCTTTGTAAGGCTTGTAAAAGTCTTTGCGCCAGCTACGACCTTCGAGGCAGAACACCACGTGACTACCACCAAAGTCTTGCCATGCTTTTTTAATACTGTTAAGTGTAATATGAAATGCCATGCCCAACTTAATGTCGGCAGAGCCTTGAACTATGTGTCTAGCACGAAAGAATGTGTTAGCAGTATCAACTATAATATGTGTCATTTAACTTCCGCTTTCCCGTTACCGATTTTACTTATATTAATATATCCAGCCGCATGTCTTGCTGGGTCTGCAACACCTGATTCTGCTAGCATGTTTCTTGCTAGGTCTCTGAACCAGCGATCCACAATCTCTTCTTCAGGATCACCATCAAAGCCGTAACCAGCTTGTTTCAATTGTACTATAAACTCCGGGTTCCAGTCAAGTTCAAAAAAGCCATTACGTATATTGTCTTTATTGACATGTGTATCCAGTACGCTAACCCAAGCCTCGCCTTTTCGGGTAGCACGTTCCTTGGGCGACATTTTAGCAGTTGCTTCTGCTTCTTGTGCTTTTTTAGTTTCTTCTTGTGCTTTGGCTTTTTCTTCTAACAGTTTATCAATACCAAACAGTTTTCTAATAAATTTTTTCATTAAGTTCCCCACTCATTTTTAAATAGTGGCACTTGTAGTCTATCACTATATCGCCATCCACGCTTCATTGCAGCCAATGCCACGTTCTTTGCGTTTAGGGTATAAACACTTTCTACACCACCAACTGGCATTAGATACACATGTCCTCTAAATCCAGCTGTCCTAAATTCTTCTACAGCACGTTCTGCATCTGCGATATCTTGTTCGGTTGCCACGACAAATTTTAAATAGGCTGTACCAACTTCTTCATATTCGCATACAACAGCTGGACAAATTGCTTCTTCCCAAGATTCTCCACTTGCCGGCAGTTTAGCACTTACACTAAATGTAAGTTCGTTACCAACTGTACTGTTCCACTTGGCAAGATATCCTTTAAACTCCGGAGTAAGTTTCTGAGTACCATTTGTTTCAAATGTGATCTCTTTCAAATCACGCATCTTGGGATTGTTTAGCAAGTCTGGATAAGCACGTTGCCAACCTAACAATGGCTCACCACCTGTAATGACCAAATGCTCATCCTTCCATTCACCATGCGGAATGATTTCCATAATTCGATCTGTTATTGCTTCACTTGTAAGCATTGGGCTTAGATCTTTAAAGTCTGGATGCCAGCTGGCATAGCTGTCACAACCAGTGCTAACTAACGGCAAGTCTTCATACTTTTGAAAAGATTCAATCATTGTATGTGTAGCCGCAATGTCAGTAGCTTCGTGACTGACTTCGCCACGTGGCATACCAAAGCCAGCACATTTAAAATTACAACCAAATGTACGTAAGAAAACAGACGGTACACCCATGTAACGTCCTTCGCCTTGTATGCTATAGAATAGTTCTGCTATTTTGATTTTGCTCATACTGTATTATACACTCTTTTTAAATAATAAGTCAATTGTTTTAGACACTTCGGAAAAAATAAATGCATTACC